GTACGTCTTTCTGGTAAGGTTCTAGCATAATTTTCTGATATTTTTCTCATTTTTTTCTGTAAGTTCTTATGGTAATCGTCTTCCAACAACCATAAATCACCATTAACTACTTCAAACTCTGGCTCTTGTCCATCGTCTCTTATATAAGGAGTTAGATTGTGTTCTATTTCTCCCATTTGTTGTTTATATAATCCTTCTCTTGTATTAACATCTGTCATATCTTTAAAGAAATTCTGTGTACTTAACCAACCAAATAGTACGCAACACATAACTAAATCGTCATGATATCCTACGTCTGCCTGATATGTATTGCCCTTTTCTATAAATGTTGATATTTCATGTATTATATGTTCATCAAATATCAACATTTTTCTTTCTTCTAGTAAAGATTTAAATGCAAAACACCCTTGTCTTTTTACTTGTTTTGATGTTGTAACACCATGCTTACTTGTTTTACCAAATCCTGGACTGACATATTGTCTGTTTTGCTCTGTAACCGTACTACAAATATTCTCATATTCTATTTCTTGATGTAATATTTCTACTACTTGTTGTCCTATATCATTAACTTCTACTAATATAAATGCGTCGTTATAGTCTTTTCCTACCTTTCCAATAACATCTGGAAACAACATAGGTGATATATCATTACACTTATATTTTGCTACTATATTGTACGGCATTTCTGTTATGTCTGCTACAACAAAGGCGGAATAATCTCCGCCAATTCCCCTGGCTGTGTCGACTGTAATTGCGTAATAATGATCTTTTTGTGGTTCTTCGTATATGTCTAAATTATTGTTTTGAAATATAGGATCTTTGGTACTCATAGAACCTATAGTTTGTGAGTTAATTAATGTATTAGTTGAACCTAAGAACTCACATAATACTTCTTGGTTAAATTTAACATCACCGAGAAGTTGTTTTTGTTCGTCTAACCACTTCTCATCACGTCCTGGTATCTCATAGTAAGGAATAAACATATGCTCAAAGCCGTTCTCTCCTTTCTCTGCCTCATTCCAGAACTTCCAGAAGTGATTGTATCCTAATGGTGTAGATGTAAGTAGAATTTTAGTTGTTTCACCAGCAGAAATAGTAGGATAAACAGAAGTAAAGAACTCATCTGCTATGTTATTAGGTATGATTGCAGCCTCATCAATATATAACCAATTAACAGACTTACCACGTATCGCTGCTGCTGTTGTTGCTGCTGTTAATACTTTACTATTATTCTCTAGTTCTACGTCACCCTTATTCCACGTTTTAACACCTTGTTGCATCCACAAAGGCAAGTTCTCATACATAATTTGATACCTATTCAATACTTCCCTAGCAGCTGCACTCTTATTAGCCATAATAGCTACTGTTTTATCTTCTTCGAAAATTGTATAATGAAGAATACACGCTGCTGCTGTAACTGTTTTGCCTTGTTGTCTTCCTTCCATTAAAACAACACGTCTATTATTCATTATGCAATCTACTTTGTCTCTTTGACAATCATATAGTTTAAAAGGTTGTAATCCTTTATCTAAAGTAATTATTTTTACATAGGTTTCTATGAAATACTTAGGATCTTTTGAACATTTGATATACTCTGCAACTTCTTCTTTGGTGAAGTCGTGTTGATAAGCTAACGGTTTAAGGTTAGGATTACCATGATAACTATTCCCTTCTGCTTGTGTCATCTTTCTCTACGTTTATTACTTTAGGATCTTCTTCCCCTTTTAAAGCGCTCAATAAATCTTTTGTGCTACCTACAAACAAATTATTCTGAGTTTTAACGTTTCCTTTTTTAGGATCGTCTGCTGTTACACGTTTTTGTCTTTCTTGTACATCAATCATGTCTTTAGCTGTGTCTTGTAAGTTTTTAATTAGTCCCCCAGCCACTTCATATGCACGTGGTTGGTCACTATTTCTGGCAATATGTAATATGCCTTGTATGGCTTCGTCGTTGTATGCTTCTGCTTGTTTTAATATTGATCTAGCATACTGGAAGTCCTCTTCTTGTTGTTTAGCAAGTAGTGCTTCTCTATCTTCATCAGACATTGGAACCTCAGGAAGTTGTTTCTTCCTCTCGCTGTCTCTTTCTTTTAAGTTTTTTTCTAGTGCCTTTGTGACTGCTTTAGTATTAAATTTTTTATCTAAATCGTCAAAAGGATTTTTATTCGAAGTTGTCATCAAATTCCTCCACAAACTGATATGCATCTATGGGACTTGCATCTTCTGGATTAACGTAAGCAGTTAAAGTCTGTTTTAAGTTGCCTAAATTCAATGACATTGTTGGGTCATCGTATATATCTGCAATAACTTTCTTAATTATTCCTACTTTTTCTACGTTACTGTAAAAATTAAGCCTCATTGTAAAGTTCAAAGTCCATACAACACTTAATCTATTAGCAAAGTCGCCTTCATATTCGTCTTCATAACCAACATTATCTAATGTAATCTTTATGTCCCGTTTTATATTTAATTCAGGTAAATCGTTAATTGTAACATTAAAATCAGGATTAAAATATGGAAGAATTTGTTCCACAATTTGTAATCCATCATCTTGATTCTTCGCAAATATATATAAGGATAAATTCATGTTAAATGGCGCTGAATTAAATGCCGTCCTTACTGTATTTGCTGTGTCTCCTGACCCGATAGCTTTATTTTTATTTATTATTGGTGTCTTTCTACTAGGATCATACATTATTCCTTGTATTTCAAAACCTATACGTGGCAATGTAATAGCTACTTCACCTCTTGTATCTGTACCGGTAACCCTAGCTATTCTTGTCATAAATTTTTGCTTAGTAGAGTATGACAATGGTACCCTAAGAACCTGTGCTACTGCTCCAGCACTATTTTTACGTTCAATGTTTATATTATTGAATATCGATCCAAAAGCAATGACTGCTTTTCGTATATGCTGGTGGTAAAATGTTTGATCTTTAAACACCTATCTCTCCAAAAGGATTCTTCTCACTGAAGTCTAATATACCTTCTAGTGTTACTAAGTTTTCAAAGTCTGCATTGTCTATTGGTTCTGCTTTAAGTGAGTATGCTTCATTAATTATTGATCCTGTGTCCTCTTTAAGCCACAAACCACCATCTTCTAATTGTAATTGATACTCCAACATATCCTGAGAGTATGTTGTTTCTATTCCATCTATTAATGTAATACCTGTATCTAAATCTTCTGAACTGTATTCGAAGAGTTCACAAACTAATCTAAATACATAAATTTGGTTTAATTGATAGAATGGATTTTGGAAATCAACATATTTAATTTCAAATAGTGATTTAGTTTTTTCTAAATATATTAAATCTCCTTCTGAGGGTCTTGTTGTTTGTGTAAATGTGCCTCCAGAAGTTATTACCATGTCTTCCCAACGTCTTTTTGCCATTACAAACGTTGCTTGATCTCTAACTTCTAATCCAAACCTTGTAAATATGTCTCCTTGTCCTTCGTAACCATTTACATTATCCAAATACATTTCTAGAGGATATGCTTGTGTAAATTTGGACAGCTCATCCTCATCAAAGATTGTATCTTTGTTGACTAGTGTCCTGGGTAGGTAATAAGTATCGTGGCCGTATATTTTAAGACTTTCTATGATTAGGTCTTCTACTAATCTTTGTTCGTTTGTTTGTCCTTGTCCTTGGCCTGCTTGGAAATAAAAGTTTGTAGGCATATTACTATCCTATCATAAATTGTGGGGGCAGTTCATAACTCTTCTGCATCTGCTCTTCTATTTGTACGATCTCCTGTTGTGCTTCTTGAAATATTTGATCCCCATTCAGTGTAACACCTCCTGGCATTTGAATACCTGAGAACTTACTCATGTTAGAGCCCCATTGTCTTTTAATTAAAGCAGTGGCGTATTTCTTAAGAAACATATCATCATATACCTCTGTATATGTTGCAGGGTCTAATATAGCCCAAGCTTCTGCTACTAAATAATCACCGGGGTTAAATGTTTTGTCCCAGTCTGTGTCCATATAAAGTCTGTCTGTTTTTCTATTCCAACGTATTTGTCTGCTGCCTGCTAAAAGCATTTCTAGTGTAGTCAAATGACTTTGTACCACACTATAATATATCATGTCTGCTCCCATCAAGTTATATAAATCATTCATTCTAAATTGATACATTAAGTCAAACAATTCTCCATCTCTGGATACGTTAGTTGCTGCACCACCAAAGTTAAATACTCTTGTGATGCCTAATATATTATTACTAATAGGGATATATCCTTTTTCGATATCTCCCTGTGTATAGAAAGTGGTGGGGTGTAATGTCGCAACCGATCCGGATTCACTTCCAGTTATTTGTTCGCTTGCCACAAAATCTGCACTCCCCGTATCCATCTTCTCTACAGTAATATCCTGGCCTGTGCCAGATACTACCTTCGCTGAAGCACCAGAAGTGCCTCCTGTAATCGTCTCATTCTTTTGGAAGTTTGCCGCTACATTAGTTGTCAAGTGTACTTTGGAGCCTGTGACTGCGTGTTTGACAAACGTTCTCTCAACACCGTCGAAATGATATTCTTGCCAATATTGTATGGCATCATCGACTCTGTCGGATACTTGTTGTTCATCCACATTTATTTCTATCACAGGAGCACCTAGTCTCCTTAGACAATAATCCTGTAGATCCGTTCTA